TGCCGTCTGCTGTGGTGCCGGTCCCGCTTCCGAGATCCGAGACCTCGATCAGTCCGAAGGGCTTGTACTCGACGCCCTCCCAGATAAGCGGCTCGTTGCGGGCGATGAAGCCGTAGATGCCGGACCCGAACTGGAACCGGATCATCTGCCGCGTGGAGATGCGGCCCTCGTTGTAGAGGTTCTTGACTGCGGTCGAGAGCATTACTCTTCCTCAGGCCACACCGCGAAATCATGCAGAACGCCATCGACACGCAGAGCCTCGATCTCCGCCGGCGGGTTGAAAGGCGTCACGCCGTCCATATTCCACGGGTGACCGTAGTAGGGGACGACCCACTGGCCGAAGGCATCATTCCGAATGTAGGCGAACTGTCCGCCCGGTTCGAAGGTTGCAGCAAAGTGAGCATCGCAGGCGGCCTTATAGGCTTGTGCTTCAACCTGCTTCGATGATGGAAAGATTACGACTTTGTTCGCCATTAGAGTGCCCTTCGTGGCAGGAGGAAAGCTAGCAGCTTAGCTGCTTCGTCGCTGGTGAGGGGAAGCGTCACCATGTAGTCGCGAACCTTTCCTTGCCAGAGCAGGTTTGCAACTGCTTGGGTTGACCCGCCGATACGAAGCCGGGAAGCCGTTGTGGCCGGGGTTGCGGCAACGGTGTTACCTATGGAGCCATCTTGATGGTAAGTGCCACCAGTGGAGAGATAAACTCCTCTCATCACATGCCGAGATTGAAGCGATGCACTATCCGGCATACCCGCTACACGGTTTGCAGATCCGTCGCCGAATTGAAGACCTCCAGTGCTGACAGGCCCCGGCGACTGCGACCGGGTTAGAATACGCCGGTCAAGCGCTCCTACGCCGCCGTAACCTCCCAAGTGCCGAACGCCCGCGTCGCTTCCCGGCGCATCTTGCTGCACCACTCCCCACAATTCAGAGGGGCTCGACCCAGAAGGAAGAGCCGCCAAGAGGCCGGCACCCGTTCCGGTCAGTTCGTCGTCGCTACCGTCGAACGTCAAGCCGGGAGCCCCGTTAAAGCTCGTTGCTGACCAAGTTGGACGGGCCGAGCTTGTTGCTTGTGTGAGCGAATGCCCGCTCTTCCGATCTGTCCAGGCCGTCACCTGGTTGCCTGAGAGGGTGATGCCATGCGACGCGTCCCACCAAGCAATCAGCTTGGATCCAAGATCGAGCGGCGACCACCCGCCCCTCCGTTGGGTCGCGAGGCTTCCGAGCGACAGCCCGGGGCTGAGGTTCAGCATGGATCAGCCCTCGATCGTGTAGACGGTTGCCGTCGCAGCCGTGACGCGCCGGACACGGAACGGCGGTATGAAGCCGGCCGGGACGTCCGGAAAGGTGACGGTGACGGCGGGATCGTTGCCGGCCGGGACGATGGTCAGGCTTCCGGCGGTCGCGCAGATGACGGCCTTCGGCGTCGGCGTGATGTCGGCCGCCCCCGGCGTCACCAGCCGGCTTTTCGTCCCGAACGAGGAAGGCGTCTTGGAATAGCTGTCGTAGTCGGCCATGGGTGTGCCCTCACTTCCACGCGGTGATGTTGGTTGCGGTCGTGCCGGTCGAAAGCACCCGCTGCGCCTTGAGCGGCAGGTACTCGCCATCGGTCACCGTGTAGGTCCGGTCGACGCCGTTGACGCGGACGGCGATGGTGCCGCCTGTCCCGATCTTGAGGCCGCGGACGCCGGTCAGCACCGTGCTGTCGTTCGGCGTCACGGCTGCGTGCTCGGCCACAGGCGCGATGGCCTGGAGAGCCGCCAGCAGCGCATCCAGCTTGGCCCCGGTCGCCGGGTCGTCATTGGTGTTGATGGTCTGGACGTTGCCATTCGCATCGCGGACTTGGATTGTTGCCATCTCAAGTGATCTCCAGAATGAGCGGGGCGTACTGGCTGTTTCTCACCAGACTGAAATCGAGACTGCTGGGCGCCTCAGGTACAGCGCCGACGCCGGCAGCCTCCACGAGCTGGAAGGATGCGGCATAGCGACCGCCGGACTGCTGCACCGACCACGAGCCAGGAACGGGGCGCATCAGGCAGCCGGGGCGCACGAACCGGACCACTGCACCGGATTGCCCGACATTGGTCGGCGGTGGCGGCTCGATCGTGATCGTCCTTGTCGTGCCGGATCCTGCGACCTCCGTCACGCGGCCGACATGCCAGCGGCCGCCCTGCTCAAGCCCGATCCGGTCCCCCGGCACGAGCGACAGGCCGGCGTCCACACTGTTGACCGCGAGGATGTTGCCGGAAGCGACGGAGACGAGGTTGCCTGCGTTCTCCGCCGGCCCCTGGTTGACGTTGTGATTCCGCGGCCAGCAGACATGCGGATGGCGGAACAGGACGTTCTTCATCTCCCGCAGCGACAGCCACCACGCCTCGACCTCGGCAAACTGGCTGTAGAGCAGCGGCTTGGTCACCAGCGTTGCGCGCCAGGCCGGGTCGGCAATCTGCGTGTAGTTGATCAGCCGGCCACCCGAAGGGGAAGCGCGGACCGGACCATCGAGCACGAATTCGGCCGTGACGTAAGGAACGTCCAGAAGCTCACGCGGGAAGGTGATTGCCATCAGATCGTCCTGCGCTTCTGTCCGTCGCGGACCACGGCTTGAACCGTCCCGGGAAGTTCGGCCTTCATCCGGGCCAGATCCCGGCGAACCGCGGCGAGTTCCGACTTATCGGCGCCCGGAGCGTTGATCACCGGGGCAAAGTTGATGCTGGTCGAGCCGCCGGGCACCTTCGGAATGATGGTGCCGCTGACGTTCGGAACGAACAGCTCCGGACGCTTCTCCCCGACGATGTAGGGACGGCCGGCCGTGACAGGCCCGCCCATCTCTCGAGGTGCCGGCGGAAAGTAGTTCGTCCCCCTGCCCCCGAAGATGTTGCCAAGGAAGCCGAGCCCGCCACCACCGCCGCCGAACAGGCTGTCAAAGCCACCGGAGACCAGCTTGTCAGCGATGCGACCGAGAGCGTTGGCGAAGATGTCCGCGGCAGACTTGCCGGCCCGAAGATCGGAAACCATACCCTCCAGAACATCCCGGCCGATCGACCGCAGTTCCTCCATCGCTTCCTTGCTGGCCTTCAGCGCATCGCGCTCGGCATAGGTCGCCTCGACCAGTTCGGAGATGCGCGCCTTCTGCTCTTCCGTTGCGGCAGCACCGGCACGGCGGAGAGCGTTCGCCTCTGCCCGTTCGGCGTCGGTCATGCCGAGGGTGGACCGCTCGAACTCGAGTTGCTCGATGAGGTCGGCAACGGCCTTGCGTTCGCGCTCGGCTTCACGAGCTGCTTTCTCGCGTTCGCTGGCGCCCTTCTTCGCGGCCCGCGATCCGTCGTCTGTCCCGAGTTCGATAGTCGGGCGACGGTCAGGCGTCGGGCCATTCTCCGGGAGCATGAAGCCGCCGTTCCGGATGTTGCCTTCAGCATCCCTATCAACGCCGCCATAGGTGCCGCGTGTCGGGTAGAGAGCGGTAGTCGCCGCACCCGTCGCAGCATTCAACTGCTGGACGCTCCCAGCCGCCCCGAGAGCCGACTGTGAGAGCCTATCGAACATGGCGCGGAAGGCGTCTAGCGCCGGAATGCCCGTGCTGTTGATGGCCGCAGAAAGAGCGTCCTGGACGCGCTGCACGTCCTCCAGCTTAAGCGATCCGTCGTTTGCTGCTTCCGAGAACTCGTTGAAGGCCTCTTGGAGGCCAACGATCACCTCTGTCTCTTCACCCGCTCCCTGTAGCTGACTGACGAGATCCGCAATCTCGATGCCCGCGTCAGCGATGGCCTGGCGGGTTTCTTCCAAGGTGTTGGTGTTGATGATCTCTGCGCCGGCCCTCAGGTCAGCTATCTTCGCAGCCCGGTCTAGTTCGTCCGCATATTCGCGGAGCGCCGGGATCGCATCGCCCCACTCCTTGGCGATGTTGCGGATAAGGTCGCCCTGCTTCTTCAGCGCCTCTTCCGACTTGTCGCTGTCGGAGAGGAGGCTGGTGAAATACTGAACCGCAGAGCCGCCGAGTCCGATGATGGCGATTGTGGCGAGGGAGACGGGGTTAATGAGGGACGTAAAGGCGCCGGCAAGCGCGCCGACAGCCGCACGCGCCCCGCCCTGCCCGAGAACCTGATTGATCTGCGTACCCTGCTGGAGCGCGATCAGGAACGGCGACTGGCCGCCGGCAAGCTGGACCCCGATGTCGTTGAGCTGCGCCGCAAGGTTGGCCGTCTGGAGCCGGGACGAGTTCATTGCCCGCTCGAACTGGCGTGCGCTGTTAGTGCCAGCACGGAAGGCGTTGTTGCTGTTTGCAGCCACGCCAGCGAACGCACCGGAGGCGGCCTTGTCTATACCGCCGAACGCCTGCTCGATCGCCTTCGTGTCGCGCTGTGTCTGCCCGACGAGGCCCTTCAACTGGCGCTGGATCTGGCGCACATCGGCGCTGATGCTGAGCACCAGTTGTTCGTTGTCAGTCGCCATCAGGGATTACCTTCGATCCAGGTCCAGAGGTCGTCCTTTTCGGACTCGCTCAGCTTCTTGTCGCTCTCCGGATCGTTGGCCTCGATGAAGCCGTCCAGAGCAGCGAGATATTCGAACGGAGAGCACGCCAGCGTTTCGGCCGGCGTCATCCCCATTACGATTCCGTTTCCGATGATGGCGGCAAACCGGAGTTTTCCGTTCGGGAGCGGGTCTTCCGCTTTGGCCGACTTGCCGCCTCGGATTTTTTTCCGACGTCTTCCTCCGGAGCGCCGACGACGCCAGCGCCTAGCACCTTCTGGGCGATAACGAGGTTTTCGAGCGGACGCCGCCCCTCCACCTCGGTCTCCACCAGCTTCAGCGCGTCACCTTGCGGCATCCCGGCGCCGATCAGGCCCCACTTGATGACCTCGGAAATGTCCTGAAGCCGCCACCGACCCGAGACCAGCCGGTCGAGCACCACGTAAGGCCCGGCATCGCAGGCCTCCTGGATCTTCATCAGCTCGCGCCAGGCAAGCTTGAACATGGTCCGCTGCCCATTGAAGGGCAGTTCGATTGAGCCGTCTCTGCTCATCAGGTGACCGGCGTAACCACGCGGGTCATTTTCCCGTCAGACTGCAGGGAGACGTTGCCCGTCACGCGACGGCCATCCTGAGCGCCGGCTTCGAAGCTCTCGACGTGCATCCGTCCCGTCCAGGTGATGGTCTTAGCAGGGAATTTCCACTCAACCTTTGCCGGAATGCTCTCCACGTCATCAAAGGCGTCGAGCCACGTTTCGACGCTCTCAGCGGCCAACACACCTTCCCCGCTGATCGACATGGAGAGGCTTGTCGCATCACGACCTACCCAGTTTACTTCATCCGGGTTGTCGCAGTCTGGAATGTTGACCTCTTCCAATCCCTTGTTAAGCGTCACGTTGCGCTGATTGAAGCCGCACGGGGCGGAATAGACGATAGGGCTGGCATCATTGCCGAGGAGGACTTTGACGTTACCGCCTCGGATGGTTGTGGGCTCTGCCATAGGGGTATCTCCTGTTCTGGCGGTTAAGGCTGCTCCGCGAAGGCCTCGAAGGTCATCACGGCATGGGAAGTGAGCCCGTCCGGATCGCGGAGAAACCGCGTCTGACGGTGGCGAAAGTAGACAAGGGCATTGGTCGGGATGGTCAGCTCCGGCGACTTGAGCGCCTTGCGGACTTCATCACTGATCCGCTTGGCCTCGGGGAAGCCCACGGCACGGGACCAGACATCGATATCGAGCGAGATTTCGAAGCCATCGACGCAACCGACGT